GTAGAGTTATTGGGTCGCCCGTCTAACCGTTCCGGGTGGTAAAAACAAAGGTTATAAATATTGTTGCCCATTGCGTCGCACAAAAACTGTTCCTATCCGGTTTTGTGCATTTTGTAGATAGGATACGCTCTTGCTGTCTGGGGGTAAGAGAAGAGATAAACTTGCTATTGAAACCAATGGTGAGTTAGCCCAGACCAATTTTGCTTCCTTAGCTCAGCTGGTAGAGCATTCGGTTGATAACCGAAAGGTCGATGGGTCGGGACCATCAGGAAGCACCAAGTTTGCCGGATTAGCACAGCGGTAGTGCAGCGGTTTTGTAAACCGAAGGTCGGGAGTTCAATCCTCTCATCCGGCACCATATTTTGGACGTGACATCGGGTGATGACAAGGGCCTTATATTCCCTTTGCAGCTGATTACTGCTTGGATAGGATTCGAATTCCTACACGTCTACCAAATTGCGGGATTAGTATAATGGTATTATCACAGCCTTCCAAGCTGAGGACAGGGGTTCGATTCCCCTATCCCGCTCCATTATGGCGCTAGAACAGGTGTTCCGATTGGTCTCATAAGCCGATACGTGGTGGTTCGATACCATCTGGCGCCTTATAAATAAGTTTACTAATACGGAAAAGTGGCCGAGTGGATTAAGGCAACGGTCTTGAAAACCGTCGAGGGTTAAGAGCCCTTCGTGGGTTCGAATCCCACCTCTTCCTCCAGTTTATTTGGAATGGTGGCCGAGTGGTTGAAGGCAGCGGTTTACTAAACCGCCGAGGGTTTATCCCCTCCGTGGGTTCGAATCCCACCCATTCCTCCAGATTACTAAGAATAACTCGGTGTAGCGCAGTCTGGTAGCGCATCTGGTTTGGGACCAGAGGGTCGCAAGTTCGAATCTTGCCACCGAGACCATTTTGGGAGGTTAGCTCAGTTGGCAGAGCGTCACGTTTACACCGTGAATGTCATCGGTTCAAGCCCGGTACCTCCTACCATTTTTATTGCCTGATAGTTTAACGGTAGAACGCCGGTTTTTGGTGCCGGCTGTGTTGGTTCAAATCCAGCTCGGGCATTTTTAGTTTAGCCTCAATGGTGGAATTGGCAGACACGCTGGATTTAGGTTCCAGTGACGTAAGTCGTGGGGGTTCAAGTCCCTCTTGAGGTACCATATTAGGGGAATTAGCTCAGTTGGTAGAGCGTTAGCTTTGCAAGCTAAATGTCATCGGTTCGATTCCGATATTCTCCACCATTTTTTATAATATAAATAAACCCACTATCAACAACCTACAGTGAGGTTTCATGAAATGGAGAAAACAGTCCCGCCACTAGGGAAACATTTAATTCTTGATGTATGGGGTGAAGTTGGTTCACTTCCATATTGGAATATGGATGAAGCAGCAGAGTTATTAAAACAAGCTGCCATTCATGCAGGTGCCACCATTTTAACAGAACGATGGCATCATTTCGGATCCGGGCATGGTTATACCGGGGTTATTATCTTAGCTGAATCCCATATTTCAGCCCATACGTGGCCCGAGAAAGGATATGCTGGAATTGATGTTTTTATGTGTGGTGACTGCGATCCGCGGACATCTCTTGATATGATTTTAGACTTTTATAAAGCAGAGCGTCATAATGTAACATTTCTGATACGTGGCGAAGAATAAAGGAAAGGCAGGGCAAAAACCCTGCCTTTTTTTATGCAAAAAGTGTTGACATTAGATCCAATATGGTGTATAATGTACTTGACAATGAAGAGGATATAGTATGCAATTGCTAAAACCATATATTAATAATATTGGATCCAATAAAAAGAAATTGAATGCTAAGCAGCTTAAAGCTAAGGCCGAACATGAGGCATGGTTGCTTAAGAATGGCGTGCATCTAAGTCAATTGAAACCACAAAAACGCGGTAAGCTTAAGACTCTATTCTCTAAACCAATCGAAAAACTTTCAGACGGTAATTTTACTGATCTTGGTAAGACTGGTATGAAGAAGGAAGAGAACAAGTATACTGGTGATAAGTTGGTTGGTATTGCAATCATGCATAAGAGTTGTCTCCAACCTGTGTTTAGTAAAGAATCCGCAAAAGATTCTGCACAAATGAGACGTTGATAATAAAAAATATCGTCTTTTTTGATATATAATATTATGATATGAAGGAGATCATACATGGCTTTTACAACTGCTTATAAATGCACTTATAATGAAATTGAAAGAGACCACACATCAAAGAATTTTGGTATGATGGTCGAGCGCTCTCAACGGTTTTCATTTTTCAATGATGCGGTTGATTTTGCGCGCAAGATTTCCAATACATCGATTAGTATGGTCGGTCGACCTATCATTGAAGAGGTAAAGCGATGAATTATATTTCTAGATTCAATGCAGATAATCGACTCTGGGAACTTGGATATTTGATTGGCGCACGTTTCTTTGTGATGTCACGATATCCAAATGTTTAGAACTATAGTTCTATTAACTGGTATGTTGGTGGTTACAGCTTGTGTTCCTGTAACCACCACATATTATCCAAGTGCACCCGTGGTTACTACCGGGTATGTAGCACCGACAACATATTATTATAGTCATCGATACTATCGTTCATATTATCGTAATAATTATCACCGTAATCATAATCATAACAATTATCATCGTCATCAAAATTACCGATATTATCGTTGAGTTTGATTCTCTTGTGGTGTATTAATAGTAGCTCTAGCGTTTTCTAAAAACGTTCTAATAGCGTCAATACTATTCCTACACTGCACGTTGTTTTGGTATAGCGTGACAATGAATCTAGCAACCTGCGTGTCTGTAAGGGATGTTGTGTCAGGAAAGGTATCGACAATTTCACAATTGTACATACCCTCCTCAGGTGTTACTAAGACATTTTGAGTTGATCTTAACATAAAAGGTTGATTGCTACATCCAACCAGTAACAATAAGGATAAAATAAATACATATCTCATCTTGTATTACCTTGTCTAAGTTGTTCTATGGTTTGTCTTATAATATCTGAAGCAGGTCTATCATTTGCTGCAGCCTGTGGTGAATTAATAAATTGATTGGTTGCTTCAATGCGTGTTTGTAAACTTCTATTTCTCTGTTCCAATTCACGAGCAATCGCTCTTTGACGATCAGAGATTTCCTGTTGTTGTCTTACAGATTCTTGTTGATCTTTTAATGTTTGTTCTAATTGTCGTTGATTCTGTTCAAGTATAACTTGTTGTTCAATACTGTGCTTCCAGCCAAGATAGGCAGCACCAATTGAACCAGATACGACTAGAGCTAATACTAAATATATAGCAATTTTACTTAGACCAAAATCCATTGTATTATAACCTTTCTAATGAGTATAACATGTCAGCATCTTTAAAAATTATCCCTGAAAAAGTTATCAAAGATTCGGCCAAATATTTATCGGATGAAGACCCTGATAATTCATTTATATACGCATTAAAAACAGGGAGAATCTATAAAAATAATAATCTTTCTCCAATGTATATACTTGATTGTGATACGATGACTATATACGTAACAACTGAAGAAAGAATGCAAAATAAATTTCATTAACAGTTGACATTTTGATATATGCGTGATATAAATAAACGTGTACATACGCCTAATGGGTTTGTACATTATACAATCTTGCTTAATAAGGAGAAAAGCAAATGGACTTTTGGAAAGTATACAATATCGATACGAGCAACTTTGATCGTTTTTTTGTAGGATCAGATAAGATTGCTAAGACTCTAAAGGCAAATGCCGATTGGCTGGCCAATAATGTGAGTCAAACATTTCCCCCTTTCAATCTAAAGAAGACAGAAGATAACAAGTATGTTATTGAAATGGCTGTAGCTGGTTTTGCCAAGCAAGACATTGAGATTACGCTTGAAAATAATAAGCTTGTAATCAGGGGTAATGTCCAGACTGATTCTGAACCAAAGGATAATTATTTGCATATGGGAATTGCAGGTCGTGCATTTACACGCCAATTCACTCTTGCTGATAATGTCGTAATTCATAACGCACACCTAATGAACGGTATGCTTAAGGTTTGGCTCGAGAATATTATCCCAGAAGATAAGAAGCCAAAAAAGATTGAAATTGCGGATACACCTAATCCCGCTTCAAATACTAAAACATTCTTAAAGGAATAAAAAAATGTTGAACGCCTATAACTGGTTATGCGGTATTATGAATTTTTGGAGGGAAATGTCTGATCTTCAAAAAATGTCCGATCGTGATTTAAAAGATATTGGTCTAAATCGTACCGATGTCAATGCTATAGCTTGTGGAATGAAGCGAGTTAGAGGTGTGTAATAAATAGGGAGACGAAAGTCTCCCTTTTTTTATGGAAAGTCCACAAAATGAAGCCAGTAACTTCGGATCAATTGATAAGATTTTTTAATAGAACTGATAAAAGTATTGTAAATTCATATGTTGAACCTATGAATCGTACTCTTAATAGATATATTATTGATACACCTAGACGTATATCTATGTTTTTAGCTCAAATAAGTCATGAATCTAGTGGACTTACGGCAACCCAAGAAAATTTAAATTATAGTGCAGATCGACTTCTTGTAGTATTTCCAAAATATTTTAAAGATGTTGATGCTAATTCATATGCCAGAAATCCTGAAAAGATAGCAAATAAAGTATATGCCAATAGAATGGGTAATGGATCTGAATCAAGTGGTGATGGTTATCGCTATCGTGGTCGTGGACTCATTCAACTTACCGGTAAAAATAATTATGAACGATTTGCAAAAGGTATGATTATGCCTCTTGACAAAGCAGTTCAATATTTGACTACACCAGAAGGTGCGTGTATGTCCGCTGGTTGGTTCTGGGATACAAATAATCTCAATGAATTTGCTGATGATGGTGATGTTCTAGGATGCACAAGAAAAATTAATGGGGGTACAAATGGCTTGGAAGACCGCCAAATTCAATACACAAAAGCATTACAGATTTTTGACGGTTGACATTTCCTATTTCCTATGATATAATCAAAGGATAGAAGGAACTTTATTATGGAATTTTATACTAATATTTTTGCTCGTGGTAATAAAGTTTATTATCGTGGTTATAGAAATAATGTGCGTGTTACCGAAACTGTAAATTATAAGCCATATTTGTTTATTCCTTCACGTAAAGATAATAATACACAATACAAAACATTAGATGGAAAGCCGGTTGATAAACTTGGCTTTGATTCCATTTCTGATGCTCGTGATTTCCTCAAGCAATATGAGGATGTATCTAATATGGAAATTTATGGTTTCAATCAATTTGGATATATGTTTATCTATGATAAGTTTCCTGGTGAACTAAACTATGATACTTCTCTTATCAATGTTATCTCACTTGATATTGAGACCGATTCATCAGGCGGATTTCCAGATATTAATAAAGCGGATAAAGAAATAACCGCCATCACCATCAGTAGAAAAGGTGAGAAGGTGGTGTTTGGTATGTTTGATTATAAGCCAAAAGAAGATAATATCACTTATATTAAATGTAAAGATGAATGGCATTTGTTAAACAATTTTCTTCGTGTTTGGCAATCAGGTCGATTCTGTCCCGATATTGTAACTGGTTGGAATATTGAATTCTTTGATATTCCATATCTAGTTAATAGAATTCGCGGTGTTCTTGGTGAACATGAAGCCAAGAAACTTTCACCTTGGGGATTTCTCGATGAACGAATTATAGAATTTCATGGTAATCAAAATCAAACATTCATTCCAGCTGGCATTAATGTTCTAGATTATTTGAGTCTTTATAAAAAGTTCAAATTTGAGCAACAGGAATCCTATAAATTGGATTCGATCGCCGAGAAGGAACTTGGTGAAAAGAAAGTCGATTATCGAGCCGAAGGATACACCTCACTTAATGATCTTTATGAACGTAACTTTGAATTGTTCATTGACTATAATATCCATGACGTTACACTAATTGATAGACTTGAGGAAAAACTTAAGTTTATTGAGCAGGTAATTGCTTTTGCATATGACGCAAAGGTAAATTATAATGATACTATGACTACGGTGAAACCTTGGGATGTTATTGTCCATAACTATCTTATGGATCGTGCTATTGTAATTCCACAGTTTAAGAAAGGGAAATTTAATGGCGGCCTCGTTGGTGGCCATGTAAAAGATGTAAAGACTGGATTGAATGAATGGGTAGTTTCATTCGATTTAAATAGTCTATATCCACACTTGATTATGCAATATAATATTAGTCCTGAAACTAAAATTGGCCGTGAGCAATACTTTCCTAGTATTGAATCTATTTTAGATCAATATGCAGTTATTGAAAATAATGGTTATGCATATGCTGCTAATGGTGTAAAGTTCCATAAGAAAAAGCAAGGATTTCTACCTGCTTTGATGGAAAAAATGTATAATGATCGTACCGAATATAAAAAGCGTATGATCGAAGCCAAAAAACTTCTTGAGGATACACCAAAGAATAAAATCGAGGAACGGCGCTTAATTGCTAATGATATTGCAAAATATCATAACTTGCAACTTGCTAAAAAAATCCAACTTAACTCAGCTTACGGTGCCCTCGGTAATGAATATTTTCGTTGGTTTGACTTTGATCTTGCCGAAGCTATTACCATGTCTGGTCAGTTAGCAATTCGTTGGATCGAACGGGACTTCAATGAGTATTTAAATAAACTATTAAAGACAACTAAAATTGATTATGTTATTGCTAGTGATACCGATTCGATCTATGTGAATATGAAACCATTGGTTAATATGTTAGGCATTACCGACCGTGATAAAATAGTTGAGGCAGTGCATCAATTCTGTGAAACCAAGATCCAAAATATGATTAATAAGTCATATCAAAATCTTGCAGATTATATGTGCGCTTATCAACAAAAGATGTTCATGAAGCGTGAAACAATTGCTAATAAGGCAATTTGGAAAGCTAAAAAGATGTACATCTTGAATGCTCTTGATATCGAAGGTGTTCGCTTTAGTGAACCACAACTAAAAATCCAAGGTATTGAGGCGGTCAGGTCATCAACACCTAAGGCATGTCGAACAAGTATTAAGGAGGCAATTAAGATTATCATGAATAAGGATGAACCATCACTTCATGAATATATTGCAAATTTTAAAACTAACTTTATGAATATGCCTTTTGAGGATATTGCATTCCCTCGAGGAATGAAAGGTCTTGATGTTTATAAAGATAGTAAGACCATATATTCAAAAGGCACACCAATTCATGTTCGTGGTGCTCTTCTTTATAATAATTTTATTAATAAAAATGGTTTAAGTGATGACTTTAAATTAATTGGTAATGGTGATAAAATTAAATTTGCATATCTTAAGTTGCCAAATCATTTTCGTGAAAATGTTATTTCAGTACCGGATGAATTACCTAAGGAATTAGGATTAGATAAGTATATTGACTATGACATTCAGTTACAAAAAAGCTTTATTGAACCAATCAAATCCATTCTAGAAACAATCGGATGGGAAGTAGAAAAAACAAGTACATTGGAGTCATTCTTTGGCTAAATTTGATCAAGGTGGTGATTGTCCATGCGGTTTATATCGTGAATGTGAACCAAATTGTGAATATAAGGAATTACAAATGAAAAATGATGATAATGATTTCGGCTTTACTTTTACGGATGAAGAAAGTTTTGTAAAGTCTGATAATAGTAAATTGCTTGAACTTAGAGCAATGATTATGCCGCTTCTTAATAATCTTAAGAAGAACCCTGATAAAGATATTATTCAATGGCCAGGCAAAGATCGTGTAAAAAGAATAGATGTTTTCATTGAAATAATGGATAAGCTTATTAATGATTGACATAATCAACATTATAATATACAATAACACATAAACACACGAGGTATACATGTCACTCAAAGATCGACTTATTAAGAATAGTACAATTAACTACACTTCCACATTGACTGATTCAAAAATCTACGGCAAGAAGGATATGATTCCAACTCGAGTGCCAATGATCAATGTGGCACTTTCAGGTAGTATTGACGGTGGTCTGAGTCCTGGACTCACAGTACTTGCTGCCCCATCTAAGCACTTTAAGACTGCATTTAGTCTTTTGATGGCTGCAGCATTTCTTAAGTCACACCCCGAAGGCATTATTTTATTTTATGATTCTGAATTCGGTACTCCGGAATCATACTTTACTTCTTTTGGTGTTCCACTCGATTCGGTAATTCATACACCTATTACTGATATTGAGGAACTTAAGTTTGATATTATGCAACAACTTCAAGAACTTAAGCGTGATGATAAGGTCATGATTGTTATTGACTCTGTTGGTAATCTTGCTTCAAAGAAAGAAGTTGAAGATGCACTAAAGGGTAGTTCGGCATCAGATATGTCAAGAGCAAAGCAACTCAAGTCATTGTTCCGCATGGTAACCCCACACTTAACTCTAAAAGATATTCCGATGGTCGTTGTAAATCATGTTTATATGACTCAAGAAATGTATTCTAAAGCTATTGTTAGTGGTGGTACTGGAATTTATTACTCTGCCGATAACATTTGGATTATCGGTAGACAGCAAGACAAGGATGATAAGGAACTTCTTGGCTATCATTTTGTTATTAATATTGAAAAGTCTCGTTTTGTTAAGGAAAAGTCAAAAATTCCTATCACTGTAGGTTTTGATTCCGGTATCAATAAATGGTCAGGTCTTTTAGACCTAGCTCTTGAAGGTAATTTTATTCTTAAGCCAAGAGCAGGTTGGTATACTAGACTAGATCCAACAACAGGTGAAATTATCGGAAAGAATTATAGAGCAGCAGATATTGTCGACAATGGTGATTTCTGGAAAGCAATTTTTGATGAAACTAATTTTGCTGAATGGATTAAAAACAAGTATTCCTTATCATCAGCAAAATTGATTAAAGAGGATAATGAAAATGAATAAAGTAGTATTAACC